CCTGCGCCTTCCGATCTGCTTCATCCTCGAGGCGATGGAGCGTCTTGGCGCTCAGAGCTTCCACGGGAAACTCAAGGCCATTGATGGTCAGGCTAATGATCTTGGCGCGGCACTCTCCGACATGAGCCTCGACCTCGACGGTGCAGTCACCGATGTAGGTTTCAAACTCCATTTTTGACTCCAATCACTCGGCGGTTGCGGCCAGATGCACCAGGCCTCCTAATTCCTGTATCTACAAGCACTCCTAAGCGCATCAGAGGGGCGATCCTAGGTGTGATGCTCTGGAGGTCTATCCCCGTGGCCTGAGCGATCTCCTCCGTGGTCATTGGGCCATTCGCGTTGATGACCTCAAAGACCCTGCTCTCCAGGGTGGTGGTGTTGAGCTTAGCTGCCTCGTGGGAGGTGTCGGGATCGGTGTTTCGTGCTAGTCCACTCATTTCGTCTTCCTTTCGCTTAACGGACAGGCATATGATAAGCCACCTTATGAAGAGGTGGCCTAGTGATTACCCTTAGAACTCAATATCGTTCGTGCGGCGGCGCGGCTTGTTGGAGTTTTCTTGATCTTCCGGCGGGTTCAGGTAGGCGTATCCGTTCCAGCCGCCTTCAACAACTGGGATGCAGTCCCACTTCATCATGAGGCCGTTTTTGGTTTCGATGACAGCGCCCATCTTCAAGTAGCGATTCTTCTCTTCGCCATCCTTGTTGGTGTACTTTCCGATCACGACTTTGATGTCATACATTAGCTTGGCCATACTGTTCCTTAAGTTTTGCTACGGTTGAATCGACTTCTGCCAGGAACTTGACGATCTCGGCTTCCATCTCTGCTATGAAACGCTCGTCCCTCTCCACTCGAGCAACGAACATTTGCATACTCTCTGGCATCCTCGGGTCATAGACCACGAAGTCACACCACTTCTTATCGGCGCACTTCATCTGAAGCTGCATCTGTTTGTAGTATTCGCTTGGGATTTTCTTTGACAGGAGCTGGTCGATCATTGTTGCCGTTTCAGGGCACTTGATCTCCACCAAACCCTCTCCAACAACCCCATCCGGTGAGGCTCCGCACATCTCAATGGTCGGGTGAGGTATGAATCCCACCTCGGTCACCAGGACGCCTTTCAGAGCCTCGTATGCAGCCCTGGCCTCGGCCTCTGTCTGCACTCCCCACTCCATAGCGGCATTGGAATAAGTCTTAGCTGGTTTGCCTGTGAGTCTCTCAACGACAAGCTGGGCCTTGTACTTGTCCCGCTCTGCGCCCCATCCGGTCTTGGTGCGAGCCAACATCTTATAAACAGAGGATGCTGTGACCTTGCCGCACCTGGCCTGGAACCATGAGTCTGTGCGTTGTTCAGTCATAGTATTCACTCCGAGCTTTAATCATTGTGTCTGCGTACATATATCTCCATATGGCAATGTTCCAAAGATCGCCTTTCCTTGGCTTGAACGATTCGGGGCAGTTTGGTGCATGAGCTGCGAAGTAGTCTCTCATTGATAGACCCTCGCACTCCTCAATCGACCCGCACTCAAGTGTTCGCTCTTGTGGGAATGCTGGCCCACCGTCCCAGGTTTTTTTCATTTCGACGCCTCTTTCTTCAGATCATCCCGCTTTCTGATCCAGAACCGAGACTTGGCCTTTGATGCGGGGATTGCGTTGAATGCCTCTTCCAGTTTTGCCATGCCACCTTTAGCGGCATCTTTCAGCTCATCAAGGTAGGTATCCTCAAAAAGCTGATCCTCCGGCCCAAGAACTTCGTAAGTCTGGTTCTCCGTGTCGTTGTCTCCCTCTGTCGGGATCGCAAACGCCTGGAATGCTGCGTACTTGTACGCTGCTGACATGGCCTTATTCGTAGCCTTGTCGCCAGAGTCCATCGCCTCCCCAAAGGTCTTGATGGTGTGCTTTGATCCATCCTCTGCGCTCACCAGGTCGAACTCCATCTCGACGGTGACATAGAACAAAGCCCCACCACTTTTTGAGTGGCGTTCCACACACTCCCGGCTCAGGACACGAGGCAGGATGCACAGACCGTGTTTCGCCAGGAGAGGCGAGACCACGTTATACACATCGTCAATGCCTCGGAAGTTGTAGCCGTTTCCTTGGTTGTTGCGGCGGCTCTTGGTGATGCCAATGGTCGAAAGCTCGGCCTGGACTTGATTGATTGCTTTGTAGACGTTCATAGGAAGAAGAAGAAAAAGAGTGCACCACACAAACCGAGGAAGATGGCAAACAGCACATCCATAGCACCTTTACGGCGTGCCTCGATAGCCTCATGAGAAGGGCGATAGACGTATCTCATTCTTCCCACTCCTGAGCAGGAGGAAAGGCATCGTCATAAGCCCACAGGTCTCCTTCAGGGCCGCACTTGTTACCGCGAATCCGTGCGGTGGTGCAGAAGAGAGGTTCTTTGTCGCCCGTCACCACATTGATGACCTGGAGGTCAGGGTGGCCGCACTTTGAGTTCATCACATTCTGACGATTCTCAATCACGAACTGGCAGCGAATGCAGGGGTTCATACTGGCTCCTAAAAGACCGCGATCTAGCGGCATGGGATGAATCCTAAGCGATCTTATGGGATCACAACATAGGACTTTCCCTAAGTCCCCTTATCCTAATCGGGCTTACACTACAGCGGGGCCAGGAACGGGTTAGCGCCGTGCGCCTGGTGTTTTCGAATTATCAGCAGGAGCTACTCTGCTACATGAGAGCTGGCCCCACCAAGGGAGAGACATGGACAAGAAAGAGCTAATCAAGAAGGCTGGAGGAGTCACCGCACTAGCGAGACTTCTGGGCATCTCCTGTCCTGCGATTTATCAATGGAAGCGGGTTCCGCAGGCTCGGCTGTGGCAACTCAAGACCCTTCACCCCGAGTGGTTTGAGGAGCAAACATGAAGAAACTGGCTATCGCTGCCGCAATGATGCTGCTTGGTGCTAACGCTCATGCGGCCTGCACTTCCCACACATACATCGTCAATGGCAAGACGGTGACCTGTATGACCTGCTGCTACGGAGAGGGTCAGTTCAGGACTTGCACAACTACTTGCAACTGAGGTAGAGTGAGAAAGCGCCGTGAGAAGCGCATAAGGTGGGCCTGGATCAGTGTCCTTGGGTGGACGGCTTCAGGCCCGATAAAGCCCGTAATGGGTTGGCCCGCCTCGGAATTCTCACCCTGAGGCTGTCCCCCCAAGGAACGCTGATGCATTTCTATCAGTTCAACATCAAGGACTACCAGTCCCACACGGGACATCTTGATGAGTTCGAGGACTTGGCATACCGCCGACTTCTCGACTGGTGCTATCTTCACGAGCGCCCACTTCCACTAGAGCCAGACGAGATTGCCCGTTTAATCAGGATGCGATCGCATAGCGACTGCATTGCGTCCGTTCTACGGGAGTTCTTCGTCCGTACGGATCATGGATGGATTTCAGATCGTGTCCTGCGCGAGATCAGCTTGGTAAACAACAAGTCTGAGAAGGCACGAGAGAGTGCCAGGGCTAGATGGGACAAGAGGTTAGATGCGAACGCATTGCCAACGCAATCCGAAGGCAATGCTCCCATTACACATGACCCATTACCCATAACCCAAGACACAACACCCAAAGAGAAGAAACGCACATCGACTGTCGTCGAGTGCTTCTCTGGTGTTGATCCTCAAGTCTGGAATGACTGGTTAGCGATCCGCAAAGCCAAGAAACTTCCCTTGACCAAGACCGCGATGGCTCAAGTCGAGGCTGAGGTGAAGAAGGCTGGCATCTCAATGCAGGAAGCTCTGAAGGAGTGCTGCCTGAGAGGGTGGGGTGGCTTCAAGGCGAGCTGGTATGTCCCGGCCCCATCGCTAACTGTCCCAAGCGCACCGATGCGTGATCCTGCTTTGGTCAAGATCGAGCAGGATTCTCTGAGGAAGATCGCGCCTCCTCCTGAGATTCGCCAGATGCTTAACTCCATCATCAAGAAGGTATGAAGTTCGGCTCTGTTTGTAGCGGGATTGAGGCGGCAAGCGTGGCCTGGAATCAGATCGGCTGGGAGGCCGCATGGTTCAGCGAGATTGAGCCATTTCCTTCTGCTGTACTGGCTCACCACTATCCCGAATTCCCCAACCTTGGCGATATGACCACACTTCCTGACCGAATCCAGTCTGGAGAAGTAGAAGCTCCCGATGTCTTCTGCGGAGGAACTCCCTGCCAGGCTTTTTCGGTTGCTGGGCTAAGAAAGTCTTTGGCAGATGCCAGAGGCAACCTTTCCTTAACCTTCTGTGAGATAGCAGATGCCATTGACTCAGTTCGATCTGTTCGCGGAGAGCGACCCTGCATCGTCTTTTGGGAGAACGTTCCAGGAGTCCTCTCAACAGCCGACAACGCCTTCGGATGCTTCCTCGCACAACTATGCGGGGGTGATGAGCCACTTGTTGCGCCCGACGGTTGGCCGGATGCGGGTGTCGTTTCTGGCTCCAAGCGCACAGTCGCATGGAGGGTCTTGGATGCCCAATATTTCGGCGTGGCCCAACGACGCCGCCGTGTGTTCGTTGTCGCAAGTGCTAGAAACGACTTCGATCCCGCAGCGGTTCTTCTTGAGTTCGATGGCGTGCGCCGGGATACTGCGCCGAGCAGAGAAGCGGGGGAAATTACTCCCACCCTCACTAAAGAAGGCACTGGAGTCAGTCGCCCAGGACACAATGAAGATGGATGGTATGTCGCCCAGCCAGAAATCGCCATGTGCCTCAATGCCGGAGCAATGCGAAGACAAGATGGGGAGTCTGAGACTTTTATAGCTGAAGTGTCTCCATGTATAGACGCGAGCTTCGGCAGGCTTCAGGGATGTTCTGGTCAAGATGCTAATCATGGGCACTCTCACCTGATCTCATTCCATCCAACTCAAGACCCAATTAGCAATGCAGATATTTGCCACAGCATCGGAGCCAATGAGAACGCGACTGCGGCGGTGATGCAGCCAATCCCAATCGACACCATGAATCACTTGGGAAGAAAAGACTCTCACTCTTTCGGCGACTTTGAGCCTGGCGCTCCTTCTTACACCCTAACCAAAGGGCATAGCCATGCGGCCTATGTTCCTCCTATGCAAGTTCGCCGCCTGACTCCGACAGAGTGCGAACGGCTGCAGGGTTTTCCTGATGGGTACACCGCAATTCCTTGGCGCGGGAAATCTGCGGAGGAGTGCCCAGATGGGCCGAGATACAAAGCTCTTGGAAACAGTTGGGCGGTTCCAGTTGTTACCTGGATTGGAAAACGAATTCAAAAAAACATAGCATGAACTACTTTGAAGCCGTAAAACTTCTAAACGAGGTTAAAGATGGAATCAATCACAGCACAGAGTCAATCACCTACGCCCTCTTCCTCACAGGAGACATTTCGGATGGAATGCGAGGCGAAACATTGGGTCAAGACATTCAACGCAATGAAAGCCGATCATGGGCTGATTACTGCCTCGGCGTGGTGGGGGCAAACAATCCGAGACATTGAAAAGAAACGAGGCTCAAAAGCCGCTCAAGAACTCCGCGACGCAATGAATAGGTTGAAGAAATGACATTCATAGTTGTCTTTACCGTCGAAGGAATCCCTCAAGGCAAGGGAAGACCAAGGTTCAGAAGGGCTGGAAACTTCGTCCAAACTTACACCGACGCTAAGACAAAGAGCTATGAAGCAACCATCAAAGACACATCTGCTCGCGCAATGGGGTCAGCAAGCCCCCTAGAAAGCCCTGTGAGCGTCGATCTCTACATCAG